TGGCGCGTCGGAGAAAGGAAGGGGGACCAGCGACCAGCTCTGGTTTAATCTGCCGTACAGCTTGCCGTCGCTCGGCGCGTCAGTGATCCCCCCCGCGCCAGCAGTGACGACCGCCCACGCGTTGTTCGCCCGGCCGTAGGTTTTACCGTCGCTCGGCGCGTCGGAGGTAATGATGTTGGCTATCCAAGCGCCGTTACTCCGGGAATAACTCTTAGTGTCGGCCGGCGGGTCGGCCTGAATGATCGACGGCGACCACGCGTGATTGAGCCGGTCGTAGCGGACGTTGTCGATTCCCGTCGTATCCAGCACCCAATTGTTATAAGCGATCTTCTCCCAAAAATAGATACTGCCGTCGGTCGCCCATTCGCTCAGCTCGCTGGTCGCCGTGTTGTACCACTGGTCCATCAGATTGGGAGCTTGCGGCGGAACGAAGCCATAAAAGTAGCGCGGCAGGTCGTTGACGAACGGCGAAGCGGCCGGCAGGGAGGAATAGACGCCGGGGACGGTTAAGCTCCCTCCGCAACTACACGATTCTGAAGGGACGTTCACCGTCAGCACATCGGCGCGCCCGCTTACGCCATTGATGGTGATGGTGATATTGTACTGCTGCCCTTCCACCCCGCCGGTCAGCAGAAAAGAGAGCATCGCCGAAGAGACGATCTGGTCGTAAGCGATCACCAACGGCGGATTGCTCGACGCGTCGACACTGAACGCGTAGGAATTGATTACCGGCGGAGAAGGAAGCTGGCTATAGTCCAGCAGCACCAGCACGCCGTCGCTCGAATCCATCACCAGCGGCCCGAACGCGTGCGTCGTATCAGCGTAGAAATACGCTGAGGAAGAATTGACGACGCCCGCCGGTATGGGAAAGCCCATCAGTAAGCTCTCATTTAGTATGCACCGTTGAGCCAGAGCATGAACACGATGCTGTCGGCCGACGGCGCTTGAGCGAAAGTTATCGTGTTGCTGGTGGTGGTGTACTGCACCGTCGGCTCCTGCCACACGCCGTCGAGCGACACCAAGAGATCATTAACGCTATTGATGCTGACTCCGCCACCGCCGACCGCCGTCAGGTTGAAGATCGTATTCATCCCATTGAACACGAGCGGCTGGATCTTGGTGACCAAGAGCGCGCCGCCGGGCGGCACTGGAGCAGGAGCAGGCGGCACGAGAATGCGCCAGTACGAGGTCACGCCATTGGTGACGTAGCTGTAGAGCGTATTGGTGGACGGGTCGAACCACTGGTCCATCAGGTTCGCCCCGGCGGGGGGCGTGGAGGACAGGAAAAAGCGCGGGTCGCTGTTGGTGAAGGTGTAACCGTCCTTCGACGTGCCGGGCGAGGCAGCCGGCAGTGTAGTTGGAGGAGCATAACAAGCGTCGTCGCCGTCGGGATCGAACACATTGACGTCGAGCGCGTCGCTACGCGTCTCGCCATCCACGAGCTTGGCGACGATCGTCACAGTGTATTGCGTATTGGCGATCCCGCCGGAGATCATGAAAGTCAGCGACGTCGCCGGCGAAGCGAGCTTGGAAGCAGTGATGCTTAAGCCCGGCATGCCGCCGGGACTTACTTTGAAAGAGTAACCGGCGATAGCAGCGGCGGGGATGAGCTTGCTGTAGTCGACAGAGATTAGCGCCTTGCCGTCGATCGGCTTGTCATAGCTCCCCAGATCATAGGTATTGTTGGCGGTGAACGCCGCCAGATTGCCCTGCTGGCCGGGAATAAGGTAGTTCATGGCAGCACATAGGTGCTTGGAAGCCGGGGCCGGGGTGCGTTCCAGCCGCCGGGAAAACTCCACCGCTGCGCGCCGTAGGTGAACATATTGCGCGCCTCGGTGCGCGCCAGCCCAACGCCCTCGTTGTACTTGCGCCCGTGGTAGCTCGCACCGGGTTGCGACGAGTACGGCTTGCCGGCTTGCAGCATCAGCCGCTTGCACACGCCCGACGCGAGATAATCGAGGTACTTCTCCATGATCCAGTCAGGCGGCGAAGCAAACCCGTCCATGTCGAGCGGGTCGCAGATATTGAGCGCCAGCGTGGCGATCCACGTCTCGTTGGCCGCCGGGTTCTGTGAAATGCGCAATAGCGGGCATTTCGTCCCGGCGTTAAGAAGCACCCCCGATCGCCGTGTGCGGAACAACGGGTTCTGCGCCTCGGAGTACGGCTGATTCTCCGACTGTGTCACTGGGAGGTACTGCGGCGGACACATCGGCAGATAATCAGGCGGGAACTCTCCGTCCGGCGTCGGGGGCGAGCGCGGCCGTTCCAGCGACATCAGACGGTTGACGATGACGTTCTGCCCCGTCTCGATCTGATAGTCGTTGGTCGTCGGAACGATGAACACGGTGATTTCCAGCAACCACGCATTGGTGCGCTGGAAGAACTCTTTAAGGACGTTAAAACTCTCCGCCCTTATGATTCCGTCCAAAGCTCCGCCGCAGTTCATGCGAACGATATCCTGCATGCGGGCGAGATTTGTCGTTGTCATGCGGCGCTCAGTTGAAGGAGGTGTTGCTGGAACTTAGTAAGGAAAGCGGCGGCGCGCTGGTCCTGCGCATCCGCCACATCGTAAAGTTGCAGCCATCCGGCCATGAACCACTCCAGCGCGTCGCGGTACCGGTTAGGCACCGGCACCAGCGTCCCCTGCGTCGTGTCGTAGCTGCCGTCGGGATTGGTGAAGATATCGCTAAGCGAGTATACGCCGGGGTTGCCGTCGTCGGTGTCGCCCCTGCGCAGGGGCTGCTGGTACTTGAGATCCAAGAAAATATCGGGTCGTAAACGCCCCATCGCGTCCAGCGCGCGGTTGAGCGCGCTGACCACGTCGCTATCCGAGTAACGATAGGGCGCAATAAAGTCTTGCAGCAGCGATCGGGTCGCTGCTGCGTAACTTGTCGCGGTATAATATACTTGCGCCATTAAGTTCCCGCCACCTGCGTGACGACCGCCTGACAGATCGCCTTGCTGTCGAGCACTTGCCGGCCGTACACCTGAAGCCCACGCAAGATCTGACCAAAGGTGCGCTCAGAGCGGATCGTCTCCACATTGGTTAGTTGTGAAGCGAAGGTAAGCCCGTGCGCGTGTCCGCCATAGACCACCCACTCGCCTGCCGCAAGGCCGGTGACCGGCCCTTTCGGCAAAAGATTGGAAGCATAGATGGTGAACCGGTCAACTTGACCAAACCGGCCATTGCGCAGGATCGAGATCTGGTCGCCCGACACGAACACCTCGCGCAGCTCGGAACGCTTGAGCTGGAAGCTCGCCCACGTAGGAACCACCACCCAGCGCCCGGTTTCCGGAATATTCTGCTCGTCCAGCGCCTGCCCGATGCGCAGGATAAGGTCGATGATCTCGACCTGACCGGTGGACGGGTTACGGCCGACGGTGGAGACGGGCGTGCCGGTGACGCCTAGGTTGATATTGCCGGAGATCGCCCCGGCCGTCGCCCCCATGTTGGCGGCGTTGGCCTGCCCCAGCAGGAAGCTCAGCACATCGGTGTCGACGGTGATCTTCATCTGCTCGGATGCGTCGTCCGCCCAGATCGATAAGTTATTGATGTCGCTCTGCTTCTCGATCACGTCATCGAGGATCGCAGCGAAATACTTGCCTTGGTCGATCGTCAGCTCCACGCTAGAGCCGGCAGGGCGCTGGAGCGCCAGATCGCCGTTGACGAGGTAATTGTTGATCTGCAACGTCGGCTTGGTGCGGATCTTCCAAACTAGCTTACGCCAGTTCCGACTGTCGCATACGTCGAAGTTGTTTATTTTCAACTGCGCGCTTAATTGCATCAGCACGAACAGATGGAATAGAGTGATACCGAAGTTTATGGTAACACGCTACACACATATGTTTAGCTTTAATCTTAGGATTGCCACATTCAATGCAAACTTGTCCAGTATGCCTCGACCACAATCTAGTGGTCTGAATGTCGCGCACTTTAGATATAGCCTCAGTTACATCAACCTCAACGCCTAGGTCATTCAGTCTGTGCGGGTGCGACTTCATAGTATGAAGCGTATCGACTATAGCCTTACCGTCGCGAAAATGACTGTCACGACGCGCTAAAGTCAGAACAAAGTATGCCTGTTCCTTCTTAATCAGAAGATACTGAGCAAAGTGTTCAAAGACACTGATTGCTTTTGCTGCATCAGGACGAAGCGCCCACCCCCATGACTTTCCTTGTCGATGGGTTGAAACAACCTCTCCGCCAAACGCCTTCTGTACAAGATTAACTCCGGCGAGTAAGTCAGCATGAGCAGCAATTGTAAACCTAACCGCTGCTGCTCTTGCTTTGGACATGGTTAAAACAGCGCCAATGTGTCCATCAGCATCGAAATAACCTGCCATCCATTTACGCGACGGATAATTCGGAACAGTGTCGGTGCCAACTCGTTCACCGTAACCTAAATCACGGAGAAGTTGATTGGCCCTCATACGCTTTACTACA